AGATGATGTTTGGTTTGCCAGAACTTGCAATCCGTACAGCCGAACCGTTTACAATTAAAATCACTAGCTCACCGGGTATGGGTAAATCCACAACCTGGCCAGCTTTTGTTTCACCTTTGTTTCCGAGTTTGTCGGTTAAGAGTATACTTGAACACACTTATACTCGCAATGTTGATGATGAGTTTTGGGATGCTTGTAATCCCGAGAAACATCAGATAATATTGTATGATGATTTTAATCAATACCGTGAGGAAACAGATCTGAAAGAACTCATTTCTCTAGTTTCTAAAAGTGCTTTTATGCCACCTTTTAGTTCTATCACCAAAAGTGATAGTAAGATAAGTGGCGTTAAAGGTATGTCGCTCGCACCTAAACTTGTGGTTTTACTGTCAAACACTGAAACGGTAAACTCAATTACGCTTAATTCATCTGAGGCTGTGAATAGACGCCGCCACATCCATATAACTATGCGTAAGCGAGCACCAGAAGAAGCTAAAACGCTCACTGGTGAACGGAAACCACAGTCACACGATCCTAATGACTTTGACATCTATTATACCACCGACCCAAATTCACTGCCCAACAAACTAATAACGTTTAAAAATCTCCAAGTTGTCATTCGTGATACTTATAAAAGATACCTCATGAACCAAAGGCAAATTACAACTGATGTAAACAGCCTTATGTACAAAGAAAGTGGTGACAATGAAGATCTTATCACTGTTCAACATGGTTACCGAGATGAAGTAAGATTCATACGGAGCCGTGTTGACCAATTTCTTGCTAGTGTTCTAAATTCTAAACAAAGTATTTATGCCATGTCTATGTTTTATAAGTGTTTTGACTTTTACACCGATTATAAGTGTATCTTTAAACCTTTGATTGCTTGCTGTACTGCTCTCACAGCTGCATTTGGAGCCTTTAAACTCATACAAAAATTTATAATGCCAATCTCAAGCCAAACTCAATCTGGTGAAAATTCCAATGTTAAGATCCTAACCCATCCTAAAATCTCAGTTCAAGGAACAAGTGGATGCGCGATCGCTGACATTGTCGCAAACAACACTATCCGTGTTATTCGTGGCAATGACTTTTGTACGGGTTTTTTTGTTTCCGGCCGGACGTTTATAACATCTGGCCATATTTTTAAATCTCGTACAGATGACTCGTACAATCACTCTGATCCTATAACCCTTATTCATAATAATAGTTCTACTCCCACAACTTTTAATTTTGATCCTTCTCGTCTTAGCGTAGTTGGTAAAGACAAGGATGTTGTCTTGTACCGCGTGGATTCTCGTATTGGTGCCCGTAAAACTCTCACACATCTGTTCTATACGGGAACTGTAATCTTAGAAAATAGGAAATTGGCCGCGATTAAGTTTGATGGTGAATTCATCAAACGGTATCATGGTATGTTTCATAAAGATAAATTGCAAGTCTTGTATAATCCGAATCTCTATCCAAATTCACAATCTCTTGTTCACACAATGTTTAGCTACAATATCCCTGGCAGCAAAGGTGATTGTGGTAGTGGTATTGTAATTGATGATGACCTTTTGGGTTCCAACCTTATCGCTGGAATTCATAGTGGTTATAATCATAATCAAGGATATGCTGTTGGCTTTTTGGTAACACGACAAATGGTTTTGGATGCTCTCCAAGTTTTGGATGAGCGTCTGGAGCCCGAAATTGTGCGTTCAGAGACCCAATCTGCATATTTTACTGAAGTTAAGGATGACGATAAACTGGTAGCTAAATTACCTGGCTCGACAGTTCTTGAATTCAAACTCGACAATCCCATTACTCAAAACACAAAATCCTCTGCCATTCCCTCACCTCTTTTCAATAAAATAGTTGTAAATACAACAATTCCCGCCATTCTCAGTCCTAAAGATCCTCGCCTTCCTGAAGGTCATGATCTTTTCCGTGGACAAATAAAGAAATACACACACAACGCTATCCCTTTTACAAAAGAGGAAATAGATAGCGCAATGGAAAGTGTGTATGAAGATCTCAATGCTATTCCAACTATTACCCTCCGCCGTGTACTCACAGAAGATGAAGCTATTAATGGGGTTCAAGGTTATCCTTTCCTTGATTCCCTAGATATGACAACGTCTGCTG